GACGCTCTGCCGCATCACGATCCGCATCGACATTACCGGCGATGATGTCGTTGATTAAATCAACACTGTGACCCATTGCTGTGTAGTGTTGTGCGATTTGTTCTGCTGTTTGTTCGTCCATTTTAATACTCCTTATAAATTAGGACTCAAGTGCGGCTATACGAGCCTCTAGTGCGTCAATCTTTGTTAGTGCTTCCTGCAATGCTGCCGTTAGCAGTGGTACTAGCTTGCTTTGGTCAATGGATTGTGGTCTGATATTACCATCTTCATCAACCGCATCCTTCTCGCCGCTAATAGCTTCTGGCACAATGTCAGCAACTTCGTGTGCAAGGAAACCATCAACAGTTTTGTCAGCTTCTGCAATAAAATTGAACCGCTTTGGTGCAAGCTGCTGAACACGGTCTGCTGCACCAGTTAGGTCAACCACATTTTCCTTTAGACGATAGTCTGAGGATGTATTGTAAGTGGTACCACTTGTTCCGAGTGTTATGTTACCGATAGCTGTCCCTGCCGAATTAAAGAAAGAACAGGCGTGTGCGTTATCTCCATCTGGTAAAAACTGTATGCCATATTCAGACCCTCCCCCAAGATATCGTAATGTGAGTATACCCGAATAACCACCAGAACCTTCATTTGGGTTGCCTATGGTTGCCCTGCCGCTATCAGTAAAGTGCATATAAGGGGTACCAGCGCCATCCGACAGCACGATGTAGTTGCTGGCTGTGATGATGCTTAGGCCGCCTTGATTGCCGGTGTAGCCGCCAAGAATGGTGTTCATAGAGCCTGTGGTTATAGACTGACCACAGAAGTTACCTGATGAACTTCTTGCACCAACAAAAGTATTATGATTACCTGTAGTTAAGCTATAACCTGCCCCATAACCAATCAAGGTATTGCTTTGTGCTGTAGTTCCAGTAAAACCAGCATTCGCACCTAAAATTGTTTGATAGTTACCGTTTCCAGTATATCCTGCTTGATATCCCACGACAGTGCTGTAAGCTGCGGTGGTGTTGGAGGCTAATGCAGAACGTCCCAAAGCCGTGTTGTAAGGGCCTGTAGTTGTGTCAAACATAGCAGATCGTCCAACAGCTACGTTTTCAGCACCCGTTGTATTATTATACAACGCCTGATACCCCACGGCTGTGTTGTTGCTTGCGGTGGCGTTGGAGTACATAGCCGCATATCCAACAGAAACATTGTTAGCACCAGTTGTGTTTGTTCTTAAAGATGCCGCACCAAAAGATGAATTATAATTGCCTGTGGTGTTTAAGTATTGTGAACGATAGCCAAAGGCAGCATTTGGAGTGCCAGTAGTGTTAGATGTTAGTGCCTGATAACCCACAGCGGTGTTTTCGCTGGCGGTGGTGTTGGAAAGAAGTGCGCTTGTTCCTACGGCTACGTTTGCTGTGCCAGTCGTGTTAGTATATAAAGCAACTTGACCAATCGCAGTAATGCTGCCTGTAGTATTACTATATCCAGCTGCGTTTCCAAAAGCAGTAACTTCACCAGTTGTATTCGCATACCCAGCCTGATACCCAACAGCAGTGTTATTGCTGGCGGTGGTGTTGGCTAGTGCATCACGCCCAATAGCAATATTGTTTTCACCACTTATATTGCTTGTAAGTGATGCGTGTCCAATGCCAATATTATTGCCACCAGTAGTGTTGGCATCCAAAACATTTCTACCAACCGCAATGTTATGCGCACCTGATGTATTTGAAGCCAATGGGCTAGAACCAATAGCCACATTGTTTGAGCCAGTTAAAGATGCACCAGCTAAAGCGCCGTCACCCAACGCCACGTTATGGCTACCAACAGGATAATTCCCGTCCAGCTTGATCGTGCCGCCATCGAAGGAGACGTTCGAAGACGCGGTCAGCGTGGTAAACGCGCCGCTGTTGGCCGTACTTCCGCCAATGGCCGTGCCGTCAATCGCACCGCCGCCAATATCTACGGAGTTCGAGATGAACGACGTGATCGTCACGGCACCCGTGCTGTTCGCAATCGAACCCGCCGCAGTGCCGTCGTTGGCCTTGATGTTGGTAATCTCAAGGTTCGTCGCATTGACGCCGTCGTCTTTAAGCAAGACGCTGTCAATGGTCACACCGCTTCCCGCAGTGGTTTCGTTGATCGTATTTGCAGTAAGCGCCTGACCGCTATCGATAATCAGATTGTTCGCGCCAGACGTATTGCCGTTTGCCAAAACTTCGGCCAGCGTATCCACCGTAGCTACTTGGTCATCAACATACGTTTTAATAGAAAGCGATGTCGCCAACGTCGTGGCAGACGCATCGGACATATTTGTAGTCGTGTTGATGCCGGTGACCGTTGCACCCGTGGCAAGACTTAGGTCCGTGTTGGCCGTCAAATTCGTGAACGTGCCCGCCTTCGGTGTAGTACCGCCAATGACCGCTTCGACCGTACCATCATTAATGTCTGCGGTTCCTGCGGTGAGGTCGTCCGTGGTAAGCGTGGGTGTGGTGATTTCTGTCGCGCGGAGCTTGGTAAAAATGTCAGTAGTGGTCGCAGTGGCTCCGCCTCCACTAAATTTGACTACCATGTCGACACCCGCCGGAACCTCAAGGTCGCGGCCAGCATCGTATGTGCCTTGGAAAAGAATTACCGAGCGGCTACCAGACAAGCTGTTGCGGATGAAAACAATCTTTTCCGCATCATTCGGCGTAAGCTGAACATAAGCCGTCGCGCCCAAATCGCCACCGTCAACAAATTCAATCCATTTGTTGCGGCCATCCGAGGTCGCGCCGTCGCTAATCGCCAGCGTATTCGGAGAACCCGAAGTGCCCGCCGAAGCAAGTGTCAGGGAAAGACATCCGTTGATCGCCTGATCCAGAAGGTCAAAGTTAATGTTTGTGGTATCACCCCAAGTACCCGACTGTTCACCGGTAGCCGGTTTCTCGATACCGAGGTTAACTGTATAGGTGCTTGGCATCTCTCAATTCCTCTACGCTGCTATTGGTGTCCAATTAGCATTCTGTGCTGGCGACTCCTCAGACCACGTTGGACTTTGACTTGGTGTTTCCTCACTATAACCCGGATTTTGATTTGGAACAATCCGGCCATATACAAGTACCGTACCAGTCTCAGTTGTCGCACTCACTCCTGTTACATTCACGATAGCGCCCGCATCTACGGTAACACTACCAACTGTTGCTGTCGCCGATACGCCGTCGACGTTAATGTTTTGATCGGTTTGAGTTGAGACAGACCCAACCCCACCTGTTGCCTCAAGACCAACAACGGGAACATTGGCTTCCGCATCTACCGCCGCTTGGCCGACTTGACCAGTAGCCGACACGCCCGTGACAGCTACATCCGCAGCGGCAATAACGGTAACAGACCCAACAGAACCCGTGGCCGCAATGCCCGTAACCGGAACATTGGCCTCGGCATCGACACTAACAGTGCCTACCTCGCCAGTTCCAGCAACTCCCGTAACGTTAACGTTTGCATCTGCGGTAACTGAAACAGAGCCAACAGCTCCTGTCGCAGCCAGTCCGGTTGGATAGACGTTTGCGTCAGCCGTAACACTGACGGAACCGACTTGGCCAGTACCGGAAACCCCGGTCACGTCTACATTGGCCTCGCCGATGACGCCGACAGAGCCAACCTGACCCGTGCCAGCAACCCCGGTGACAGATACGTTGGCTTCGGCAACTACCGTTACACTGCCAACATTACCCGTCGCTGCTATCCCAGTAACCGGTGCGTTTGCTTCCGCAACAACGGTTACCGAGCCAACAGAGCCCGTGAGTAGCGGGAAACCGCTCTGGGACCACGGGCCTTCGCCCCAACCAGAGCGGCCCCAGCCGCCGATTGGAACGACAACATCAGTCATTACGCTATCCGAATAATCGCATTACTTGCGTCTGCGGTTGGAAACACAATGGTGAAGTCGCCAGCGGTGGACGTCTTGTCCCCGCCAAAATCCAAAACAACTACCGCCGGATTAGATACCGAAAGCGAATCTGTGTTTGGAGTTGTGTTATAAATCAACGCGCCGCGAGCAGTAATGGTTGCAGTCGTGAAAGTCTCGTCTGCAAAATCAGTGAAAGCCGTCGTACCAGAAGTCGTCGGGTTTACGTTAGTTAAAGCCTGACCGCCCGCCGAATAGCCGGTGCCACTGGTTTCGTTCGTTGCCGAATACGCAGTCGTCGACGCATCTAGCGTCGCGGCACTCGTATAAAGCGCGATGTTAAAAGTGTCGCCCGTCGAGGCATCAAAGTCGTGTACACCATAAAGAAGCTCGTTCTTAAAGGATGTACACATGTAGTTTCCTGAGAAAGCCATGTCACAGTCTCCTTATCAGTTCAGCAAGCTCCTTGTGGCCTGCGTCGGTTAGCGCGTTGTACACAGTGGTTCTATCACTTTTTATCGCTTCGCGCATGTAAATTTCTAAAAGCTTTACAATTTGCTTGCGAAAGGCATGTGCCTGTGCCCGAATAGCAGGGTTCGCGTCATCACTAATAGAAATAATCTTATTAGCCGCACGTTCAGCGATTTCCTCTGGAGTAAACCCGCGACCGCTGGTGGTGTGTACCTCCACCGTAAAACCGGGGTCAATATTCATATCTAATGCTGGAAAACTCATTGTTTCGGCCTCACAACCATACCAGTACGATATTCATCGGTGACTTCTTTGCTCTCGCCGAACATTTTCAGACCGGTAATCGCTTCAGCAAACCGTTTTTCGTACTGTTGCATTATATCAGGCTCGCCCTTCATGAAGATGTAAGCTTCGATCAAGCTGCCGTACAAAAGAGCCAACTGAGCGTTTTCACTCAGCCATGTCGTGCCGCTGCCGCCAGACTGCGTCAAACTCAGCGGACGATAGAAGTAATGAAGCTCCACATCGTAGCTGGCGTCCGGTGTCGGGCCCAAAATGAAGTTATTGATGTCAAAAACAGCGTAATAACGTGGATTCCCCGTCGTAGCCGCGTTTGGATTGAAAGATTGCACGAAATCTGGGTCTTTAAAGTCCAAAAACACCTGATTTGAGCTGGCATCTGTGAAAGAAAGCGAAAACGGAGCCAAAAAGTCGCTTGGACAAGCCAAATACTTGTTCGAAGCCGACATTGCGCCGCTAACGTTCTTGCGGAACAGGCTTAATTGGACGTTTTTGAGGATACGCTCCTCTGCCTGCACAATAAACACAGGAATATTGGCCACAAACGAGCTTTCGTCGTACTGTGTGTAGTCTTGAATGGCCTGCGTTAGCTGATCGTATGTAAAGCTCATGTCACCACCGTCACTTGGCCCACCTTACCGAACCCTTGGGCCGGTTTCAGAGTTGGGGCTTCGACCAGAGGCACACCGACAAACACGTCTAGCGGCTCAACACGGTCAGGTCTTGCATTTTCAAGGGCTTCTGGGTCTACGACCTTGCGGAACGGCCCCAATTGCGGATGTTTTGGCTCATATTCGTCCGGACCCACAAGCAATCCGTTCCATTCCCGCTTCATCACGCGGTATGGATAACGGAACCCGGAACGATCCGAGATAGCCCATGAGTTTTTTCCGGAAGCAAACTTAGCCATTTACCCCGCCCTATAATATTCGTACTTCGGAACGACGTTGAAGGACGACCGGTCACGGTCTTCCGTCGCTGCGCGTTCAAACTCCTCTTCATACACCGCTTTTAGCATCTGAACACGGTTCGGTGCCCGCTTCAAAGCAATGTAATAGGCCAGACCCGCTGCTAAACAGGGGTAAAACCGAAACGGCATGTCCATTGTATCGGTGTAAATGTCCGCATCGTCCATGCGGGTAAGCGCATCATAAACGATTACGTCCGTCGTGTTCTCTGGAACAGGCCAAATCTTCAAATTTGGCGTTACTTGGCGGTCCAAGAAAAACTGATTCGGACGACCCTGCGTAGTTTTGTTCGGAATGGTAAGGTAATCGTCCCGGCTCAAACGCTCCAACGAGTAGTCTGTGCCATCGCGACGACAAATCACCGACAAAACGTCGATCACATCGTTTCCGAGGTCGTATTCACCGTCTCCAACAGCCAGCGTGACCGTGCGCTGCTTAATCGTCCACTGGTTCAAGCCGCGGTTAGCCCAATCCGCCAGCAACAGGTTGAGCGAACGCTTGGCAGTTTTGAGGTCGTAACCAGTACGAACCTCAAGACCACAC